GTTTGCATTGTAAGACCAATGAATAGCATATATTACATTGTCTTTACTATCGTGGCTAATCTTGGCATCAAAGCCATTTATAACCCAACTATAACTTATTTTACTTTTTCCCATTTTTATCTAATTTTATTTTTCTATTTCTAATATCGGTTTTCCTTTATCATCAGTCCAATCTACTTCCATTATATGTTTATCTTTTCTATCGCCTATTACAAGCCAAGAAACGTATCCATCAAATTCTTTGTTTTGACATTCTATATGTAATTCATTACCTTCTATCTTACCCCTAACTGCGTCCCAAGTATCTTCATTTGTTGTAAATATTTGTTTGTCGTCAACAAGAGCTACAAAAGTTCCATCTGTCATTCCAAAGTGTCTGTCTATATTTATTGTTCCTTTACCATTTGTCAATTTGGTTTTACCTCTATATATTAAGTCTGTTAGTGGAGATTCGACAAATGAATGATATAAATAATGTGTATCTGGTTTTACAGGGTGGTCTATCTTAAATGACCCTGATCCTTTGCTTAAAGCTCCAGTTATTCCCAAGTCTCCTGTTATGGTTGCTCCTGTACTTAATGTTTCAAACTTTTTACTATTATCGTGATAGAGTTCTACTGCGCCATTTTCAGTTGCAGTTAAAAGTATTTCTGATGCTGCTTCATTTTGAAAAACAACTTGACTAGAGTTTAATATTAAAGAGCCAGTACCTACGTCTTTAATTCTAGAATTTGATCCATCGTGAAAAATTTGTAGGTCTGAACTTGTACCAACCAATACTTTTACATTATCTGTGAAATAAGCATCTTTATAAAATCTTACTCTCTCATCCCCACCATCAATAGCTAAATAAGTAGTTAAACCGCCCGAACCGTTATCAGATCTAAAATTTATGTCCCCATCATCTGTATTGTTTCTGATTTCTAAATTACCTGTGTCGTTTTCAACATAACTGTCTGTCCCATCGTGGTATATGGCTAGGTCTTCGCCTGTGCCTGCTAAAATTTTAACACTATCTTCAAGTTTTATATCTTTTGCAAAAGTTGTTCTAGTATGTGAACCATCGAGTTTGAAGTATTCGGTCGTACCACCATCGCCAGAATCAGTTCTAAATATAATATCAGAATCATCTGCACTGTTTTGTATTGTTAAATTGCCTGTTGCATTTGTTATTGAACCATCACTACTGTTATGCTGTACTTGTAGATGGTTATTTGCACCAAACTGAGCTTGAACACCATCGCCAAACCTCATTTCTTTTGAAACTACAATATTTGTATTACCCCCATCTAGTCTAAAATATTCAGTAAAACCGCCACTACCGTCATCATTTCTAAATATAATATCTTTATCATCCGCTTTATTAGAAATATAAAAATCTCCTCCAAAATTATCAATAACTGAGTCATTTCCATTATGATATATTTCTAGGTCTGAGCTATCGCCAAAAGTACCCTTTATGCTATCTGTGTGCTTTGTGTTTTTATCAAATTTTGTTAGTGTTGCACTACCATCAATTGTTATGTATGGTGTTACACCGCCCGAACCGTCATCACAAGCCAATTCAATATCTTTGTCATTTGCATCGTTTCTAATTGTAAGATTTCCTGTAAAATTTTGAATAGAACTGTTTGTACCGTCGTGAAATATGGTCATATCCCCACTTGAGCCAAATCTAGCCTTTATACTATCATTAAAGTACATTCCTGTACTGGCTGATACAACTATTGATGTTGTTCCCCCATCCAACCTCATATATTCTGTTACAGAACCCGTACCGTCATCAGTTCTAAATTTAATATCTCCATCATCAGCATAATTGTCAATAAATAAATCAGCAGTTTGATTTCTTATTACACTATTCCCGTCGTGAAATATTTTTAAGTCAGCCGAATTACCAACCTGTAATTCAACACTATCATTAACTCTTACATTTTTGTTAAATAATGTTCTACCCTCACTTCCATCAATTTGTATATAATTTTCAGTTCCGCCTGAGCCGTTATCAGATTTAAATATAATATCTTTATCATCTGCTGTGTTTTGTATAGTTAAATGACCTGTGCCATTATTTATTGTACTGTCAGTTCCATCTGAAGATGCAGAGACTGTTTCAACGCCACTATTATTTCTTAATGTTAGACTACCGTGCCCTGATTGTTGACCTAAAGATGCTATTTTTACAGTATTTCCTGAATGTGTTAGTGATATTTCATCTACGTTTGAGCCACTAGATTTTACATTCAAAATTGTATCAGGACTTGTTGTTCCTATGCCTAGATTACCACTATGGTCAAGTAACATTCTTTGATCCATTGTTTGTGATGAACTTGAACTGTCGGAGGTATAAAATCCTAATCCAATTTTATCAGCATCACTATCTGTTTGTATAGATGCGATTGCAGAGCCAGACCTTAAAGATGAGCCATCTGCTTTTCCAAAAGACAATACTGCTTGTGCATTACCTGAACCTGCTGAACCACCTGACCTAATAAAAATACATTCTCCTGCGTGTGTATCATTATCAAATGTTGGTGCAGTTGTATTTAAAGCCGACAGTGTTGCATTTGGTGAACTTGTGCCTATGCCTACTTGACCCGCTTCATTAACTCTAAATAATTCAGAGCCACCACCTCCCAAAATCTTAAATACAGAGCCACTCGTGTTGTTATCAGCATCTACCTGTACTACAAAATCAGTATTAGATTTCAACGTACCTGCAAAAGTTGCGTCTCTTGACGAATCGAAAGACAATGCTACTGCGTTATTACAGTCAATATCTAATGAGTTTGTTGAGTTGTTATAAGCCATACCACCCATTGAGTTATCATCAGCATCTCCAAATATTAGAAATCCTTCTGCATTGTTTTGTGATATAACTTTAATACCATTACCACCTGATGAAACACTTACTTCTAGATTACCTGTAACAGTTGCACCTGTGCTTGTAGTTTCAAACTTTTTATTGCCTGAATGATATAAATCGACAGAACCACCATCAGTAGCAATAATCATATTAGCACTATCACCAGAATTATTGACAACAAAATCAGTTGCATTCAAAATTAGATGACCAGTGCCTACATCTTTAATTCTACTGTGAGAGCCATCGTGGAATATTTCTAGGTCATTTCCAGTACCAAATTTTGCTTTTGTATTATCTGCGTGTTTTATAGAATTATCTGAAACATCTACTTCAAAATAACCACCTGTCGTATTAATTAATAAATCTCCTGTAATCGTAACACCTGCACTTGTAGTTTCAAACTTTTTGCTACCATCAAAATATAATGACACCTCTGCATCTGAAATACCTTGCATTATAAACTCTCCACCATCATCTTTTAGTAGTTGGAAATTTGTAGATTGTATTATAAGATTACCTGTTCCTGTTTCATTTATTCTGGAGTTTGAGCCATCGTGAAAGATTTCTAGGTCTTGAGAACCACCAAAAGCAAGTCTTGAGTTGTCAGGAAAAATAGTTATTGGATTCGAACTTGTGTTGCCCCCATCCAAAAAGAAATAAGTTTCTACCCCCCCACTAGAATCATCACTCTGAAATATAACACTACCATCATTTGATGTATTCACTATTGTTAAGTCTCCACTAGCATTTGTTATTGTAGAGCCATCTATTGTAATGTTATCGACTATAAGATCTCCTGTTACTTGTACATTACCTGTAACATCTAGTTCTTTGCCTGATGCAGGACTGCCACCAATACCAACACCTGCCGTAGATAAATATAGAATACTATTATTACCTGATCCATCAGTTATCTGTTGAGCAGTAGATGTTAAGACTGTGTTAGCACTTGTCTTTAAGAGCCCTACATACGTTACTGATATTTGTGTATTTGTTAATGTTGCCATTGACTTTTAAATATGTTATTAATTTTTCTATATTTTTTTTCTTTACCTTATACTTCACAATATCCAACCATTAAAGAGTGAATCCCGATCTGGGTGTATATCATCATTCGTGTTGCTTGTATATTCTGGAAACAAGCTCTGATTAAAACTCATATAATCAATAAATCTTCTTGTATAGTATTCTGCTATATCTCTGTGTTTTTCTACTAGGTAATCTACTTCTTCTTTGCTTACACTTTCTGCATTTTCTGAAACGTGCTTACTGATACCACCATTTTTTATTTGATATGCTGCAAAAGGCAAATAATCAACCATAGCAAAATGAATAAGCATAGGTTGTATAAAATCATTGACTAGATTTAAATAATTACCTGCCAAACTACCTGCAATAATATCAGAGCTTATTTTGTTGTATAGATCAGTACCAAGATAGTTTCTAATATGTATTTGTTGTGCTATTTTGACAAACCCAATAAATTTATCTACATCAACATTGCCATCAATGATTGAGTTTCTTTTTAAATCTATCGGTTTTATAAATAATGCTACTGCCATCTTTTAATTCTTAAATCCCATTTTATTCCAATATGCTGCCGTAAATCCTTTATTAGGCATATTACGAGGTGCTATTGATACTTTCTTTGCATTTTTCTCTGGTCTAAAACCTTTCTTTATTGCACTTGTTGTACTTACCACATCTCCTAGAGATTTGTTACCCTCTTTTCTTGCATATATTCTTCTAGTCCATCTATGCGAACATCTAGCACCACCTTTATGTAGCCATATAGAATAAGTGTTTGCACCACCCTTACCGAATCCTGCATTGACTACTTTGTTATCCATCGCTTTTATGTCTTCTTTACGATAAACTTTCTTTGCGTTCATCATCTTAATACAAAATTCTCTTGATCTTGGTGCTTGTGTTTTGTATGCAGCACTATAGGGTGTATACATATATCTTACTAAATAGATGACATCTTCCTGACCTTTCTTTTTTGATTTGCCATCTTGCTTACTATCTCTGTATGGTTTTGCACTTCCTGTGTTTGCTAGTTCTGTCTTTTCGTTCAGCTCTGCAATCTTCTGGTCTAGTTCGTTCTCTGTTTCGTAATCTACTTCAAACTCATCTATTACATCGTATTTTTCTAATAAGTCGTTTTCATCTTCTCCTAAATCTATTAAAGCATCTGCAACATCATTGTCTATGTATTTGTCTAAATCACTTCCAAGACTTACACAACACCTCTCCTCACTTAATTTAACACCTGTTTCTTCCTCTTTCGTTTCTTCATCCTCTACATTCTCCAAGTCTGTAAATTCGAGTGGTTGTAGGGTCTTAAAATAAAGATTGAGTGAAATCTTGTTATATGCCAATATTTTGTCAAAACAGTCTATTAATAAATGTTGAAAAGGTCTGATTACTGTATTGTCTAGTAATATAGATGCAGTCTTTAATTCATCTGCGTTGTTACCTAGTCCTGACTGGTCTTTGATACCAATAAGCATAGGAGATACAATACGATGAGCTACCATAATCTTTCTTGTGCTTTCTTCACTCAAGAACTGATATTGTTGGTGTGCATCTGATAATTGAACAGGATCAATACTTGCTGCCGTATCTGCATTGTCATTAAAAGCAAGAATGAATTTACCTGCATTACTACTACCAGAAAACTTTTGTGATATTCTTTGTTCAATAAGTTCTCTTTCTTCTTCGTTTGGTACACCATTGTTAAAATTTATCAACATACTTGGAGACATACCATTCATAATATTATTCAAATGAAAATTACCTACTTCTTCTTCAAGCTCTGCATATTGCAAACCACCCTGATAATCTACAGGACTATAATAATGATACCCTGCTCTATAAGGTTTGACATACAATATTTCTATTGATTCGTTACTCTTACCAAACGCAGGTATTCTTTTTAGTTTGCTTTGTGGTTTGTATTCTGCCCAATCGTGAAAATAATAGTAAGCATTTATTTCTCCATCCTCTCCTGACTTTTCAGCTCTTAATGTTTCTACTGGGAAGTGTTCTACTTGTGCGATTGTATTTCTATCTTTTGAGTATATTATCTGTATAGAACATTGTCCCATTAATTTTAGATCATAGCAAAGTTTTCTTATGCAATCGTTATTGAATAAAGAAATCATCTTTGCGTATTCTTCTGGTTTTCTGTTGCTATCAGTAGCATCTAAACCTTTTCCATAAATCATAGCAGAGATAGCATTTACAATAGCATTGTTTGTTGGACTGCCATTGTATCTATCTATAAGATATTTAAAGTAGTTGTTGTCATCGCCATACCCTATCCATTCTTTGTTTTTGTATTCAACAACTTTAGGTGTGGTGTAACTACTTAAATTTATAACTCTTAAATCGTTCATACTATTATGTAATCGTTATCGTGTGATCCTGATGTTTCATCAAATGTAAACTGTCCATTATTTATATCATAATGATTGTTGTTTGCTTGATTGATGGTTTGATCTGTGCAGAATACTTTGTCTTTGTAAACAGTTGCACTACCACTTAACAAACTCATATCATAGTATCTACCCTCTTTCAGAACAGGACTAATAGTTGCAGATAATCTTTTAAAATTGCCATTATCAGAAGCACTTACACTTGATGAAAATACTTCTTTGTTCTTGCTTGTATCTCTTAATTTTAAAGTATATGATGATGCGTATGTTCTTGGTATCACATCAATATTCTGTGCAGAACTACTCGTTGTCAAAACCTTCATACTTATATATCGAAATATAAAGGATATTTTGTATAGGTGCAAAAAAAAAGAGGACATAAGTCCCCTTTCTTTACTCAAAATACTAAAATTAATTTACATCAATTTGTGTTCCTTGACTTTCTGCATTGTAAGCAGCAGTTGTAATAAAGTCTGGTGCTTCTGTTTCTTGTGAAACAAATGTCAAAGAGTAACCATAAAGGTCTCCCATCGCTGCACCATTACTGAATGTACCTGTTGTAAGCTCACATCCGTGATCTTTTCCCACTAATCTGAAATTGCCATTGTAATCCTCAACAATAATGTGAGGTCTTGATACTGCTAGTAATTTAATTTCTGCTTGAGTTTTTTCCTCTTGGAAGATTAAGTTCATCACTACTGTAGTTTCATAGAATGTCGTTCCATTCTCTCTGGATGATGTTACTGTAGTGTCCATTGTTGAGTTTCCTTTTACATCGAACTTCATAAATGTAGGAGAACCACCAAAGTCTGTGATCATTTCATTTGCGATAGTCAAAGCACCTAATGTACCGAAATCTGCAAACGTGATAGACTTTAATCCACCTACCCCTGATTTACAAGGTAACTCTCTTCCTTTTGTTAATGTACAAGCCATAATTTAAAATTTTATAAAAAAAGGTAAGTAGGCATATACCCCACCTACCTTTCTTATGTTAAACAATATTAAGAATACAATACAATATCTGATCCGATGCCGTGTTGTACTCCTGCACTTCCTCTTAAAACAACTCTTACGTTCTGTGATCCATCAATGTCTGCCATATCAATCAACTTAACTTCTTGCCAGTCATTTAATAGACCTGTTCCGAAGAATAAGTTAGATGATTCTGCTGCAACCATTTTGTCATTACCTAATCCTGGTGCAGTAAATAATGGAATCCCTTGAAAGTTCATATCTGTTTTACCAACGTGATACAATTCTCTATAACCTAATGCTGCTTGTGCTTGAATATAAAACTTTGCTGCACTTGTAGGAATATAAATCTTTAAATCCTCTTTGTTGTAAACTCCACTTGGAATTGCATTTACTACTTTTCCTAGCTCTGCAATAATGTTAGATGCTGAAAGTGTAGTACCAGAAACATCAACAACATCGCTATCTGCTGCTAATAATGCTTGAAAGCCGTTAAACTCTCCATTATTTGCAGTAGCACCTTGCCAAATGTTTTGTTCTACTTTTTCTGCAACTTTTGCTGCAACTTGTGCAATTAAGAAATCACTAAATCTTCTTGGTAGATTGTCATATTGACTAAAGCCCATAGATGCACTCTCCCAATCTTGTCTGAAATCTTTTTTACAAAGTTGTAGGTTTACTTGAAATTCCTCTGGTTGTAAGATTCTTTCTGTTAATGTTACGTTAGAAGTTGGATCAAAATCACAACTAGCATCTTTTAGAATACTATCTAATGCTAATTTTTTAATAACCTCTTTGAATTTGATGTTAGGTTTTATACTAACACCACCCTGTGATAATGTAACCCCACTCAATAGAGCAGCAGCGATATATTCTCCCGCAAACTCGCCTGCATATGTGGTTGTTATACTTGTTGTAGTAGCCATATCTCTTTTATTTATTTATTTATTTATTAACTTGGATCAGTAGCCGTAATTGAACCTGATGCGTTTCCGATACCCCAAACATACCACTTATTACCATCTGACCAGATGTCGATAAAATCGCCAACTGATTCTGCCGATGCTACAAAGTTAATTTGGTCTTCTCCAGAAGCTGCTACAGAATCGCCATTTACTACTAAAATTCCATCTATATTATCTCCTTCTGCACTATCAATGATATAATTTGATGTATCAAATGCGTTTGCTACAACAAATCTAAAATTTAGTCCAGATTCTACTGCTGGTAATGTTACTGTAACCCCTGCCGATGCAGCGAGTTCGTACCATTTACCACTATCTGCTGATGTAAGAGTAACTGCTGCTGATACTGCATCAACATCATTCTTAATTCTTACAACATCGTTATTTACGTGCGTTAAAACTGCCATAATTATTATATTTATTTATTTGTTATTTGTTCCATTACTCTATCTAACGTAGACATTCTTCTGTTTTGTGCAAACTTGAACCCTCTACTAGACTTTTCTTGTTCAGGACTGTGTTTGAGTGGCTCGGCAGCAGGTTTGGATAACTCTTGTTTAAGAGCTTCTTTTTCTTCTGCTTCGCTATTCAAAACTTCCGTTACTGCTAAAGATACCTTCTCTTGCAAATCACTTGACATTTCCTCTTTTTCTTTGTCTTTATGATCCATCATCTTATTGATATGCTCTTTTAATTCGTCCATTTCTTTTCTGAACTCCTCTCTTGTAACATATCTCATCTTATCTTTCTCATCTTCTTTTTCATCTTCCTCGTGTTCTGCATTCTTGATTTCTTTAATCATTCCTTCTTCCTCAACAACAAGAACTCTAGCATCTTCAAGTTCGTACTCTCCTACAGGTAGAGCAACTTTTTCATCTTCCGTTTTAATAAAAACTTCTTTGCCTGATTCGAAAACTTCCGCTTCCAAAACAGTTCCATTCTCTAACTTAAGTTCTGCTAATTGAATATCAGACATCTCAACTCCAAGAATGTTTTTTACTTGTTTCAATACTTCTGTCGCTTTCATAACTATATATCGCTTTTTAAAATTTATTTTGCATTTTTATCCTGTTCGTGATACACCATTAATACTGGCATTACTACCACCCTTTAACGCACCAATGCCCTGTGCGTGTAATTCTCCTGTACAACATTCTATCTTGTAAGTCAGTCCATCTTTGCAAAGACAGGCTCTATTACTACCCTTTGGACTTGTGTAACTAGGTAATCTCATTTTTTATCACTCTTTGGATGTCCTTTTGGTAACAGATCAAAATCGCCTGTGTATTTGGGATTTTGAGGTCTGCCATTTCTTACTAAATATAAGTACGCATTTACTCGTGCCTGCGCCCAAGCAGTTGGCGATTGTATTCTAGGACTATGTGATACATTGAATGCACCCAACCCTCTTTGGAATACTGCCTTAAGTTGTCCGATTGTTACACCATATCCTAACTTGTCTTTGTATCTTTTATTAAAGTCATCGGATTTTTTCTGCAATGCAGCCTCATCTTTCTTGCTAACCTTTGCACCTCTACTTGTTGAAGCATCTCCCTTTGCTGTACCCTGACCTTTAGGTCTAGGATTCGGTGTGTCTGACTTTGGCGCTTTTGGACTTTTTCTAATACCACCTCTTTCGCCTATCTCTGCCATCTTTACACACTTGTGTTTTTGATAATCTTTTCTATATCCTTTTGGGCATTTGTATTTTTTAAATTCTTCTTCTGTTAGTGCGTGTTGTTTGCAGGGCATATACCAAGTCATATTCTCAAACTCGTGTTCGTGTATGCCATCACAACCAATATCTTTAGCAATCTTTTCTGCCATATCTTTGGATGAATAAGCTAGTCTATCCATAATAATCGCAAAGTCATCGTTGACCTTTTCGCTATATAATTCTAACTTGCCTAACTCTTTGAGTTTTTTCTCTGCATATCTTTTACCTGCAAGACCACCCCAAAGTAAATATGAGATTGTACCACAAGCTTCTTTGTCCTCTGGTTTGTAATATTCCTCTGCTCTTGACAAGAAAGAATACATACGACTTACTGTCTGTTCGCTGATTGCTTTACCCTGTGCTAATTGTTGAGCTCTTATTTTTCCAACATCAGTTGCACATTTATTATTTACTTTTTTGTTGAGTTCAATACCCCTTTTTGCATTGTTCTTTACTGCATCTGGGTAATCACTAAAACTTTCAAATATTAATCGTTTACCTGCTTTGTATCTTTTGTCGTTTCTGATAATTCCTTTTACTTGTGATAGCAATTCTTCTGCTTCTTCTTCCTCAATCTTTGCTAGGTCTTTTATGGTTTTGTCGCCATGCGACATAAACCTAGTATCTTTTGATCTTTCAGCTTTGTCTGCAAAGTAACCTTCTATACTAAATCCTTTTACTTTGCCTGTCTTCACAAATTCTTCCCATATCTGATCGTTGTTTACTTTTACTGCACCTACCCAAGTACCTACAGGATATTCAAGACCATATAATGCAGTCTTGTCTTTTTTTGTGTCCTCAACAATCCAACTCTCTACTAGTGAAAGACCTTTTATTGTATGTTGGTGTTCTAGTGTAGAATTATTCTGGTTGCCTTTTTGTAAATATATTTGTGATGCTTTTCTTACAGTTTCTCTTGAGAAATAAATATAGTATTCTTCATCTCCATTTTTTCTATAGATAGGTTTGTTAGGTACAAGTAAAGCACCTAATAATATTTTCTTTTCTTTATCTACTTCTTTGAGTGTGAGTATCTCTCCTTTGAGTGCAATAAAATCTTCTTCTATTGCAGGATTTTCTACTATACTTATTGCTTCGATACCTGTTAAATCTTCGTTGTCATCTAGGATCAATTCAACTATCTTCATAATTATATATCGTTATAATTAAGTGTTTTTGTCTATCCCAATGAACTTTCTTGTATAATGTTTCTGTCTAAACTTTGTGCAGTTGATACATCCCCTGCAACCACAAATGCTTTTACAGGTTTTTGTACCTGTTGACCTATCGCATCTGCAAGTTGAGTTTGTGGATCAGAACCTACAATATTAAATGATGGAGCTTGTGTTGTTGGTGTGGATATACCACCACCTATACTGCCACCAGATATATTACCACTTGATACACCACCTACTTTAACTGATTTTATTTTTGCAATATTTGCTGCCCCTGCTGCTGCTGCAATACCTGCTTGTATAAACGGATAAGGTGGAAATACTGTAGTAATTGGACTGTCTGCTGCCGTTTTAAAAGCATTTATTGTACCACCGACTGCACTTATTGATGCTTGTGCTAATGCTGCTGCTTTGCCTATTTTACTGCCCTGACCTGCGATCATACTTATCAATCCCAAAGTGTCTTGTGCTATTTGTATTTTCTGTTTACTTGTTAATTGTTCAAGTACAATTTCTGTATTTTTAAATTGAGCTAGTCGTTCATTTTTTGCTGCTTCTAAATTTGTAATATCAAGACCATTTTTTTCAGCAAGTGCAATTAAGTTGTCATAGTGAGCAGTTACCTTTTCAATTTCTAATGCTCTCTTTTCATCCTCACTTACTGCTTCTGCATCCCTGATTTGTTTTTTAAGTTCTGCAAGTTGTTTCTCTGCTGCTAATTCAGCATCCCTTGCTTCCTTATCTTTTGCTGCTTGTTCACTTTCTAATCTTTTTCTTTCTGCTTCTGCTTCTGCTTCAATTCTTTTTCTTTCCGATTCTGCTTCTCGTAAGTTTGTTGTTATTTCAGCAGTCAATGTTTTTTGTCTTTTTAATCTTTGTGCTTCAAGTTCAATTAGTCTTGCTTCCAGTCTTGCTTGTTCATCAAGATCCTCTTTCGTAGATGCACTCAATTCGTTCTGTTGTTTTTTTGTTTCAAACCTTATTCTTGCTGCTTCTATTTCTTTTAAGGTTATTTCTTCCTCAATCCTACCTGCTTCTTTAAGAGCTGCGATTCTATCCTCTATACTTACATTTTCTTTATCTGCTGCTTTCTCTCTTAACTCGTTGAATTTTCTTGTTGCTTCTGCTCTCTCTATTATTAATTTTCTTTCTAATAAATCTGCCTTTGCCCTTCTGTCTGCTAGTTCTCCTGCTATTGCAATTTCTTTTCTTGTTTCTTCTCCAAAGTTTTTTATACCATCAGTAACATCAGAAAGTGCCTTACCTGCTTCTTTGAAATTTCCTGTAAACACATTTAAGATAACACTACCTAAATCTCCTAAAATGTCTGTAACATTACCTACAACGACACCTATTTGTAACATTAACTTTCTAAATTTGTTTTGTCCTGATTCTGAATTAGTAAAAGCAGTTGCTACTGATGTTATTGCTAAAACTAATGCACCCAGTCCTGTTGCTACTATTGCAGTTCTTAATAATTTAAAACCACCTGTAGCTTTTCCAATACTTCCTGTAAGTCCTGTAACCCCAGAAATAAGTCCACCAGTTTGTCTATCTACTATACCAATAACACCTGAATAATCAGCAGTTGATTTTGTAGAATCTTTTATAATTTTATTTTGCTCTTTTCGTTTATTATTTATATCAACTACTGCCTTTTTTTCTCGGTCTATTTTAGATTTCGTGTTTTCTATTTGTTTTGCAAGTTTGACTTGGGCATTTATTTGTTCATTAGTAACACCATTGGAATTTTCTAATTCATCATTCAGCTTTTCTAATTCTTGTTCTAAATCCGAGATTAAATCTTCAGATGCACTTAATGACTTATTTAATTCATCTAGTTGACCTTTTGCGTTTGCAACTTTTACCTTTACATCTACTATAACTTCTTTTGCCATTTTATTTCATTTTTTATTTGTTCAATACCTTTTTTAAAAGTTGTTGGTAATTCATATTTACCTTGTGCAATCTTAATGTTTTCAGTTTCGCCATTTGCATATTCTAATAATTGTAATATTCCCTGTATCATTATGATATTGTATTTACTTTCGTTAATAATTCTAAACTACTCTTACCTGTTTGTAGGTTTGTTGTGATTTTGTTTATGTAAAACTCTGTATTCCCAACTACTATTGTATCACTTAACTTATATCTCAACAAAAACTTTTGAGGTAGTATTGCATTGACTTTTACCAATCTCCTATTGTAACTAAATACATCCCTAATATACTTGCTATAGAAATTTAGGAATAATGTATTGTTGTCCTCTACTGTTGGTACAAAAGGATTGATCTCTGTACTAAAATTTAAAGTGTTGCCTGTTGTAAGTGTTGTGAATGTAGTTGTAACATTTGATTCACTTGATACTGTAGATGTTCTTAAAAGACTTCCTGTAACCAATGGATTGACTGTTGTTGAACTGTTTGGACTTACTGATACTGTTGCAGTTGCGAAAGTTGTAGGTACAACATATTCAAAACTTACTGCACTTGATTCTCCAGAGCTGACTGCAATAACAACACTTTGTGTACCTACTCTAAAATTACTTGCTCTATTGTATTGAGTGATACTCAATGGTGTACCTGTTCCCCCTCCATCTTGCATCTGTATTGCCGTACCTGTTGTGTTTGCTCTAAAAAACATCAGAGGTTTATTTATAACAGGTGCTTGGTTGTCATCTACAAAATATCCAAATCCTATAGTTGTATCACTATTGTCGTTTCCATCTGTGAGCTTTTCAAAGAACATTTTTTCAAAGGGTAATTGTACCCTGTAGTCTTGTCCTCTGTTCAATCTAGGGTCTCT